GGTCTTTTGTCTTTGTCTTTTCATATTGCTTCTTTGCAGTGATCATTCTCTTTTTAAAAATCACCCTTTCATTATACATCTTCTCCATAAGTTCTGGCAAGAACCCACGAACATCTTTACGATACATTGCACCATTAGCACAAACAGCATTGTCTTGATACATCTCAAATGTCAATTCTTCATTGAGAATTTTATCAACTGTAACTGTTGGGTGTTTTGTTTCAAGTAAAGTTTCTGGTGAAATATTATACTGCATAATCAAATGCGGATATAGACTATTCAAGTCAAACGACACAACCCAATCATACTTGCCAGGTATTGGTTCTTTTACATATGCACCTGCATACTTATCAGATTTATCAGATCTTTCTTTTGGAGGTATAACAATGTTCCTTCTCTTTAAATAATTGTAGATAATTGTGTCCCACATTCTTACCTGATAGAACACATCTTCATAGTTGACCTTCGCATCATACGCCATCGTCAAGGCAAGTTCAATCAACTTCATCTTGTCCTCTAATCTATCAACAAGTTCTACGTCAATGATGTTGTACTCTACAAACTTCTGCCAACCATTTGTATAGAAGTCTTTGAAGGTATCAAACTCACTGTGGTCAAGTTTCTTTTGTCCAAGTTCAACACTTGCAATATAATCCAAACGATATGACTCTTGTGCCTTGTAAGTAAACTTCTTATAAAGATCAAGGTAATCTAACTGTGATACTCCACCAATATCATATGAGATATGTCTACGACCCATAATATGAGTTTCGCATTCAGTTACTAGACCCCAAGGTGACATACGTTTCATCAACTTAGAACCAAGAACTCTTTCTAGTCTACGACAAAGATATGGAATATCATAAAACTTACTATTCCAACCTGTAATAACTTCTGGTGTATTACTTTCAATCATCCACCAATTAATGAATGCATTTAGAAGATCATACTCTGTACTGAATGACTTGTAAATTACATTCTTTTGTTTGTTATTAAATTCACCAAGACCCCAAGTATGAATCTGTTTTGTTGTGTAATCCTGTATTGATATAAGTAATATTTCTTCTGCAGCAGATTCTACGTCAGGGAAACCATTCTCTGACTTGACCTCAATATCAAGAGTAACTAATTTAATCTTTTCAATATCAAATTTAACTTCGTTCTCTGAATACTTATCAGAGATATATTGGTATATAAATCTTTCATTCCCGTAAATGTCAAAGTTTTCAACTTCACTATAACTTTTAAGAAACTCCCGACAATCACGCACAGTACCAGGTTTAACAGGTTCAACTGCTTGACCTGTCAATGTTTTGTACTTACTCTTTCTTTTAGAGTTAACAAAAAAAGTTGGATAAAACTTCTCACGAGTCATGAAGTGTTTACCATCTTCATAACCTCGAACCAAAAAGTTATCTCCAACCATTTGAACGTTGGTGTAAAACCTCATTATTTAATCAATTTTAAATATTGTTCTAACAGTGTAGGTGTTGGCACAGCTAATGTCAAGATTTTGTCAGATCCCATCATAAAAACATCCTCTCTTGTGAGATCCAACATAAAAGGTTCAAGAATAGTTTTACCAGATTCTGTGTTAACTATAAAAGGTTTCACAAGTTTACAATCAGGTTCTCCAATATCAGCAGATGCAACTTCATCCAACTGACTAATTAAGTAGTGATTATTCACTAATGCTAGAACTCTCACTTCCATTTATTTTCTCCAAATACATTTCTTTAAGACTATCTATAGGTTCCACAATGGTCACTACTTGATGTCTTGGGACTAATATTTCTTTATCTGCTGATAACAAAATCCAAGGAGATAAAGTAATTTGAATTTTTCTATCGTCATCACTTTCTGCAAGAAATTGCTTTTCAGTCAAAACACGATGAGCATTAGCAAACAAATATCCAATTGGTTTACCGTCGTCTACTAATTCTTTTATTTCTGCAATAACTTGCTCTTGTTCTTGCAAGACTGCTAGTTTGATAGCCATAATAAAATATAATTAATTTGGTAGATTCCTATCGCCGCTAATCCTGAACCTACCAAAGGGGATCACCGCAGCCAGTATTTCTCTGGCATTTATATTATAGCACAAAAAAAGGGTTCGTCAAGAACCCTTTATAATTTGTTTAAAGATAGTCTTTTCGAGTATGATACTCTGGAACTATTTTACCCAAGTTGACGGTAAGAAGTCCGTCTTTAAATTGGACATCCCTGATTTTAACATCATCTGAGAGTGTCCATTCTCTTGTGAAAGATCTCTGAGCCAGTCCTTGATGGACATACTCGGATTTTGTCTCCTTAATTTCTTTTTGTCCTTCGATAATAAGTTTTCCATATTCAGTGTAAACCTTTAACTCTTTTTTACTGAACCCTGCAAGAGCAATCTCTAGTACGGACTCAACATTATTTACATGAATAAGATTGTAAGGTGGATAGTTTGTTGTGGTTTCATAAGAATTGTTAAAGAAACGATCTAGGTAATCGTCCATTCCTATCCCATTCTTAGAAATAATCTTCATTAGTTCTGGAAGATTAGCAGAGTGATAGCGTTGTAGCGCAGTCATAATAGTTCTCCTTTAAAAGCGAGTATAAAATGTGAACCCTTTCGGCATTCACTTCTATTTAACTAATACTACCACTTTTCCATTACTATTTCTATGGTGTTATCAACATCTTTCTGTTCGGTTGTTACCTTAAATCCCTTTGATTGTGCGGTTTCTACTACAGCATATCTTGCATATGCCTGAGTTACTTTCTGTAGAAATCTTTCGATAGGAAATGATTCGTGCCAAGTATCAACCTCAGTAACTAATTCAAATACTCCATCGTCATTAATCTTAAATCCAGCTGTCATGGGTCTCATTACTTCCAGACTTGTATCATACTTAGTTACTCCTATTTCAACTTGAACTTCTTCATGTTGATGATTAGAAGGATTTTTCAACAATACATTTTCTGTTCCAGTATACCCAATAGTAAGCAATGCTTTGATTAGGAAATCTTTATCCTTCAGTTTCGTTTTGATGTTGGTGAAATGTGACATTTTGTTTTTGATAGTATTGTGGTTTAAATTTTCTATTTTTAATAGAACCTAGAGTATCTTCTATTTCTTTTGTAATATCTATACAAGTATCATTTGTTACTCCCTGAACTTCTTCAGTAACATTACCATCTTGATCGATACGAAAAATAATTCTTTCCATGATTACTTTAATTTTAAACCAGTTACAAAAGTAGAAGAAAACTGACTAACTAATTTTCTAGTTTCTTCCCAATCTTTAACTTGATATGTTTTACCTAATCTTTCTTTTACTGCTTCTGCTAAAGGATAATCATTCTGTCCTCTTTCCATCATATCACCAAAGAAATGAAGATCATCATCAAAATTAAAATATTTAATTATTTGACTCTTATCACTATCAGATATATCAAGTCCTGTTTGTCCTCCTATTTGAACATTTAAATCAGGGAACTGTGATTTAATTCGATCTGCCATAGATATTCTTTCACTAGTATTAATATCCCATTTTACATATTCATCTCTTCCTTTCATATTGCCTTCACCTCTACCAAGAACACTAAAGTTTATTCCACCAGGTCTATGTTCAATATGATTACCTGTTCTTGTTGGAAAAGTGCTATTGTCTAACTCATCATTTAAAAAAGATATTAACTCACCAGATGGTTTCCAAGTTGATCTATAAACACTATTTCTCCCATCGTAAATATCTGATCCAGAACAATTAAATACTCTCTTACATCGGTTGTAAATATCTGACCCAACCTGTTCGATAGTTTTATCTTTATCACTTCCTGTTACTAAGTAAGTATCAAACTTACAACAAAATATAAGAAACTCTGCAGAGAATCCTGGATGAATTTGCTTACGACTTGGTGTTAATGTCCCGTCTACATCAAAAATAAATTTTTTCATTACAAATAGTTTAAAGTAAAATTACTCTTTTTCTTCTTTCTCTTCTACCTTCTTCTTTTTACTACCAATATTATACTTTGTTTCTAATATCCAATCACCTTTATCTTTGTATGCTAATACTTTAATTTGATTTAAAGGTGCAATGTCTTGTATTGTTTCTACATTTACAATACTTATTAGACCCCAATCAGCAAGAAGTTGAGCAATACGATTCCGACGCTGAACATCATTAATAGTAAGGTTAGCG